GGATGAAAACATATAAACAAGTAGAAGAAATAGATTGCATGTGTGAAGACATGTACAAAGACTTAGTTGTTGAGAAGTATGAAGGCAAAACATTAAACAATCCTTCACGTTCACCTAAAGGTTCTCCAGGTAAGTTCCACGTGTATGTAAAGAACGATAAAGGCAATGTTGTAAAGGTAAACTTTGGTGATCCTAATTCAGAGATCAAAAGAGATGACCCTGCCAGACGTAAAGCATTTCGTGCAAGACACAACTGTGCAGATAAAAAAGATAAAACAACTGCAGGATATTGGTCATGTTACCAATGGAGAGCTGGTGCAAAGGTGGATAATTAATGTTACAATTTAATGAAAAGGTTCAAGAAGATACAGGTATGCGTATAATCGATTTGCTTCCGAAGAAGGTGAAGCGAATGATATACAGACACCAACATCAAGATAAGTATAAAGCTGCGCTGCTTATGGTGAAAGCTTTAAGAAGAGACCCTGATGTAATCTCAAGAGGCTTGAGCATGAATAGAATTAAAGGTATTGCTGCTGATCACTTTGGTTTAAACCATAGAGAGTTTGATAGAGTACTTGATCGTAAGACAAGATACGAAGAGAAGTCAAGAGATCCTGAAGAAGATGAAGGTTATGTAGAAGAATATATTACTGAAGCATATACTATTGCTTATACAAAGCCTGCTGACATTAAACACATAGATTATTCTGCTGACCAATTAACAGCAATTAAAGATTTATATACAAAGGTGAAGAGCAAACACGCAACTCCTTTAATATTTGATACTAATCCAGCAAACAAGGCAATTAAATATCATACTTCTATATTTGATCCAGCTGTGGCTGATCAGTTTCCATCTATAAAGCTTCTTAAAGGCACAGGTTCAGTATCAAACGTTAAGTCTGTTGAGCTTGAAGATTTTGGTATAGCAACTACTACTGACTTCTTAGAATTCTTTCAAGCTCTTGGTTTGTTTATGAATAAACCTTTAGATACAAATAATTTTGTAACTGCGTTAACTGGCCAGTTTATACAAGGTGATTTTAAGATACGTGATTACATTAAGAAATGGGAATTATTTGTAAAGTATTGTGACGTAGATAAAGAAATCCAAGCTGATGTTATTATGTTAGTGAATGGATCTCACTTTTACCGTAAAGAAGTTTCAGTCACTACTCCATACGTAATTTGGACAGGCATCGGTAAATACTATGATGCTCTACAATCAAAAGAAGGTATTGCTAGTAAAATTAAAAGGAATACATCTGACTGTGTTCTTATCGATGGTACACCTGATAAGTTATATGCAGCATTAAATGGCCCACAACCAATTGTTACAAATGATGATACTGGTATGCTATCGTGTGATGGTGTTAACTGGTATCAAATATCTTTAAAGAAGGAAGAGGGTGGAGCTAAGCTTGGCAAGTTAACTAAATTTATGAAAGGTAAATACGAACCTGATCAAAGTAATTGGGAATTAGCAAAGATCCCACCAGAGCTAGTCGAAGAATTGATTGCTGAAGGTTTCTTTGGAGACATTGGAGGTACAATGAAAAAACTAGGTGGAGAAGCCTTTGATAAATTCAAAAAGGCTGCAGCATCTATTTTACTATTCGGAAAAAAACTATTTAATAAGATGACAAAGCTAGGAAAGAAATTTGAGAAGAATGCTTATAGTGATATTGAGAAACTTACAAGGCGAAGTAAAGTACTTAAAGAAAGCAGGTCATATCAACTGACTGAGAAAGCAAGTCAAGCTGATCAGCTCAGAGCCCTTGTTGAAGACAGAACAATAAATCTTAAATATAAAAAGATAATTGAAAAGGAACTTAGTAATATTACTACTGATGAAAATGAGTTTGTACAGATAGTAGTTCAAACAAACCCTAAATTAGAAATTACAAGTGACTCAGTTAATTACTTGGTAAGTAATGTTATATCATTCCAACTTATTAATGAGATGATTAAAGATGTAAAGTCTAATGGTATCAATGTTATTAATGATCTAAACCAAAGTATGTCTATGGGTGACACTAAGTTACCAGTAGTAAAAGTTTATGGTAATGCAGGTAAGGCTGACTTTAAAGTTATTACGGTGGGTTCAATAAGTCAGACTAACCCAATGCTTGATGACAAGCAGGTTGTTATATTAAAGGTTATGGTAAAGAAATTTAAAGATTACTTTACATGTAATGCATGGATATTTGCTGAGATGGATGGTGATGGTGTATCGAAGTATCATAAGATAGCATTTAAAAAGAGTGGATCTAGTTCTTTCAATTATAATATTGAAGGTACAAACACTGTTCCAGAAGATAAAATTAAAGGATTTTAATGAATTTAAAGACACACATAGCAGAAGCAAAGAATACTCACATGACTCACATTGAGGACATGGTGATTGACGGTGGTGTAGCCGGAGCACGGTCAGCTATCTTTGCATTAAGAGATTTAAGAGACATGTTGGCTGGTCATACAAATGACACTAAACAAGTAACAGTTAAATGGGATGGTGCACCAGCGGTATTTGCTGGTATAGATCCTAGTGATGGTAAGTTCTTTGTTGCAAAGAAAGGAATATTCAATAAGAATCCTAAGGTATATAAGAGCGTTAAAGATGTGAAAGCCGATACCTCTGGTGATCTACAAAAGAAACTTACAGTAGCATTTCAAGAATTAAGTAAACTTGGTATAAAGAAAGGAGTCTACCAAGGTGATATCATGTTCACTAAAAAAGACTTAAAGAAAACAACAATTGATGGGAAGAAGTATATAACCTTCCACCCAAATACTATAGTATATGCAGTACCCGTTGAAGCAGCAACAGAAATAAACAGAGCAAAGATTGGTGTAGTGTGGCATACTTATTACTCAGGCTCAACCTTTGAAACAATGAGTGCATCTTTTGGTGTAACCATTGGAGCATTTAAGACGGTCAGATCGGTATGGCAGAAGTCTGCTAACCTACCTGATATATCTGGTTTAGCCACATTATCTAAAAAGGATACAGATGAAATTACGAAACATATATCAAACGCTGGCAAACTCTTTCAGAAGATCGCCGCCAATACGCTTAATGACGTGGCTGCAAATACAGATATTAATTTATATATCAATACCTTTCGCAATACGAAGGTTAGATCGCAAGAGGAAACGACAGATTCCAAAGCGTACGTTGACGAGCTCATCACATGGATATCATTACGTTACGACACCGAAAAAGAAAGGCTTAAGAGCGATGCTGGAAAGGATAGGAAAGAACAAGCGAAACTGGCAGCCTTAGAATTCTTCTCAGATGACAACAGAGATGGCCTTATAAGTATGTTTGATATGCAGAATGAATTGGTTATGGCTAAGAAAAAGCTATTAACTCACTTGGATAGTATGGATAGTATAAATACATTTATAAAGACTAAAGACGGTTTTAAAGTAACAGGAGCTGAAGGCTATGTTGCTATAGATCACCTAACCAATGGTGCTGTAAAGATTGTAGATAGGATGGAATTTTCCTATAATAACTTTAGTAAAGACATAATCAAAGGATGGGAGTCTGAATCACGATGATAAAAATAAAAGAATTAAGAGAAGCTGCTTTAAACGAAGCTCGCAAAGATAAATGGACTGATGATGACAAGCATGCTTCATGGAATGCTACAGCCAAGTTTGCGCCAGCCCAAGGTTTAGTTGCTGCTAAAGGTAATATCAAACTTGATGTTACTGATCTATGGTACTTTGCTTATCCAAGTAAAAATTATATAGACAAGACTGGAAAGCAAAATGGAAAGAAACATGCAGCCTGGGAAAAGAGATACGATATCAAAATTACAGGTCAACACTTTGATGGTCGTAAAGGTAAAATTGTTCCATTAATATATAACGAACTTGGTATTAATGCTGATACAGAAGAAAACCCTGAGACTGGCAATTATACTAATGCTAAGCAACCATATGTAAATAAGAATGCAAAGAATAAAGTATTTATTAGTGGTACAAAACAAGATGTATTCGATTTCTTTAGCAGCGCAGAATGGTTACGTAGCAACGATAATAATAAAAAGACTAATAAGGAAGTACTTGCTCCTTTAGGAATCCAAAAAGGAGATAAGAAACTATGAAACTAATACAAAGATTAGTAAAAGAATTTACCTCAATAAATGAGGCTAGACCAAAGGATGATCACAGATGGAATGCCAATCCTGAACGTGCAACAATGAATTACATTGCAAAAGATTTTAAAAAGGAATTAGGCAGAAATGGAATGCCATACATGGATG